ATTTTGCACGAATTGCTGCATGAACGGTTGGGATTGCTCCTGAAATACCGTCACCAAACAAAACAAAAAGACGATTGTCTTTGTCGTATCGTGTTGTAAATACGCTGTCATTTGGACCGTAATCAATTAAGTGTTGGACTTTAGTCCATTTCTTAAATGTGTTTCCACTTTCAACATATACTTCAATGCTGTCTGAAACTACAGGGTCGTCATCAATATTGAATGTTTGGTCGGATGCTCCATCAGAACTTCCCAACAAAGCACCGTAGGTGTTACCCGCTTCAACAGTGTTGTATAGACCTTCTTCACACAGGGTAAACTCTTCACCTCGTGCACCGTTTCCAAATGCTGGCACTTGAATAGTTTCAAGGGTTGTAAATGTAAGGACCTTAACAGCAGTATCTGTTACTACCTCACCTTGAACACGAGTTCCAGCGGGGATTGTCGCAATAGCGTTTGAGTTATTGTAGAAAGTCACAAAGACGGTAGCGTTTTTGTAGCCTGAAGGAGCATACCCGTAGGTTTCAGCAATTGCTAAGATAGTATCTCGCTGTGTGGCTGTAGCAATGAACTGCTCGTTTGCAATACGGTCAACGTAATAGTTGGCAATATCGCCCATGTAAGCAAACGCTTCTACTAAAGCAACGCCAAAGTCAGCGTTGTCAGTTCCAGACCAATCAGGAATTCTGTCTTTAATTCGTGCGATAAGTTCTTCACGAATTGCGTAGTAATCTCGGTTTGTGTAATCAACCGTTACTGGGGTTTCATCAGCCATTATAGGTTCTCCTGAACTGGTGGGTTTTTACCTGCAATAGCCACCAGTGCTACTACAGTGTTAGTTTGTTCGTCATTTGGCAACCCATAAACAATGTCAACATAAACGCTTCCATCGTTTGGGTCAGAGTTAATTATAGTGTCTACAAGAGTTAGTTCTGTAAGATACGTAGCAAAAGCCTTTTCAACTTCGACTGGAATGATTTCTTCCATTCTTTGAGTTGAACCGAATAGGCTATTAGCAATCTCAGTCCCAAAAGTAGGCTGCATCACACGTTCTCCAACAAGAGTGCCAATTACAGAAAGAACACGGTCGGACCAAACCTTAGATTGAGATTCAGTAAAGTTAATAGAGCCGTAAGAGTTCAATCCAAACGGCAACGAAATAGCAACTTCAGCCATATTAAGCCTTCCAAGTCTGGTTAGTTAACGTGTACCCGCTTTGGGTTTCGCTATACCTAAATACGTTTTTTGATGGAGTTGGTGCTTTTGGAAGAGACAAACTATCGTTATTTCCAAAATTCGTAAGGTTAAGTACAGGCATTGTCGTGTTACCTTTTGTGCGACTTTTACCTTTAGGGGTTTCTCCACGACCGTCGCTTACCACAACACCGTCAGCAAAGTAGTGGCCATCTCTTGTCATAGTGTGAACTACTGACCGCACTAACCAATACCCATCCGTTGTTGAGTCAATTCCAGATACTTCAACAAGATTAAAGGGACGAATACGAGGGTCTCCTTGAGCGTAAAAATTGGCTGGCATTTGAAACCGTGTACGTTCTGCTTTGGCTTTAGTTAAAGAGTCGGCAAAAGGCTTACTGTTTGCTACGTCTAGACTGCTATTATCGATAAACAGAACTTGTGCAGCATTCTTCTTTAGGCTCTTTTTGGCTTGATTGTTTGAAGAATAAGCCTTACCTGTAATTGGGTCTACTCCCGTTAAAGTCTTTGTTGAACGAACTGGTTGGTCTGAATCTTCAACAAAATCGCTAATCATTGGTTCAAATTTATCTAACGTACGCTCTACAAACGAATGAAATGGTGGGATAAATTCTTCTTCAAACTTTAACAAAGGAATTGCACCACGATTTTTCTCAATAATTTCGTCATAAGACCTAAAATAAATCGTAGTATTTTCTACCCACATTGCGTAACCAACTTTGTACGCTAATTCGTGCAAAAATTCCCAATAAGACATTCCGTATTGGGATAATTGAGAGAATCTTCCTTGATGTGGGGTAACAACTGCCTTCATTTTGTTCTTTTTAGCAATATCGTTAACAATTTCTGGAACTGTTTTATTTACCCATGTATTTGACACGCTATTTTTCAACGGAAAAGACGCAGCAACACAACGTACCTCAATTTCATGGTCTACTTGAGCAGCACGGGTTCTTTTATGCGAAACGACATGCCCGTAAAAAGACCCTTTGGCTTTTCTATTATTTTGCCAAGTAATTTTTACTAAGGTTCCTGTTTTTAATGCTTTGTGATACCAGTGTGTTTGTCTTTGAAACCGTAAAATAGCAACATCATGGCTTCGTTCTTCTTGAACGATAGTTACCTTATATGGTTGGTACTTAAACGAAGGAAACTCAGGAAACGACACAGAATAAGTTGTGTTAAACCGAGACTGGTATCCTTCTGGAAGAGCATCAAGAGACATTTGGTATCCTTAAAATTGTTCCAGGATTAATCTCAAAAGGATTAGAGATTTCAGGGTTTGCATCCATAATTTGCCACCAATACTCTGGGTCACCATAGTATTTAGAAGAAACTATATCGATACGGTCGCCCTCTACCCATTCGTAGTAAACAACAGGTGTTACGACATCAGGAAACTTACGAAACACAGTGAGGTCATATTGTGCTTTTGTAGTGTTGTACGCTTTAAAGATATTACCTTCCGCGTAACGACTATCTAAATAAATCACAGGTGTCTCCTTACTTCTTAGCCTTAGTATTGACAGGTGAATCCATGAATCGTGAACCTTGGATAGTTAACACAGTCAACATTGGAACCATTCTGTCGTTAAAGAGAACATGGTTAACGCCTATGTTATTTAACGAAACCAAGAACCGAAGCCCATCACCAAGATGAACTTCAACTGCAGCACGAGAAATCCATCCTAAGTCAGATGTTTTTCCACGCAATATGCTTGTGTAGTCGTTACCACCGCCATGGATTGCACGGAAAAGATATTCAAGGTCATACATAGTTCCTTTTCGGTATATCTGCTTTAACTCTGCTGGGTCCACTACTTCTGGGTAAACCGTGTCAGATGCAAATGTTTTTCCGTCTAGAACCAATGTCCCATTTGACTTAATTAATGAAAGGTCATCAATACGGTTAAGATAAATCTCAAAACTTATACCCCCAACATTAATTGGTGTAACAGGGTTAAAAGTCTGTATTTCATCTCGCATTAACTCTGGAGAAAGTTTATCCATTGAACCATAGGTCATGCTTATGCTAGTTGGGTTATAGTGAAACCTAAATCCATAAGGCTTTGTGTCATATCCAGCCTTTTTTTGTTTGTCGCTAAGTTGTTTTTGCAGGTGGTTTGCCGTCTCTGAATAGGTTTGAATTACGCCACGATTGCCGTTGGGCGTTTTAAACGCATCAGTTAACGCATTTAACATTGCAGATGGAACTGCGTTTTTAGATGATGTTAAATTGGTCTGTAAAGAGTTAGTTGTAAAGTAGATAGACCTCATTGCTGGAGCATTGTAAAAATACTGCTTAATGATAGTAGGACCACCCGAAGAGTTTTCTCCCTGTGTGTTTCCTGTGTTTCCAGTGCTAAGTAAGTTTTGGCTTGTTTTATTGGTAATGTCAGTCAACTTAGTTAGCACACTGCTGTATGAAGACACAGCATTTTTTGCAGCATTAAGCCCCGTATTTAAGGCTCCCTTTTGTCTTTGTAAATCTTGAACTTTTATTTGAGCGGTCTTGTATGCTGCTTGTTTAGTTGCATTATTGGGGTCTAGAATTAACGCATCACCAGCCTTTTTGTATGCTGTGTTAGCAGACTTAAGGTCTTTTTCATTTTTAGCCATTTTTGCTTCAATGTCTTGAACACTGTCCTTAGAAGACTCAACACGCTTTTTGAAAAAACGACGCTGTTCTTCAGCATACTTATAGTCTTTAAGAGCCTTGTCATAATTGACTTGAATTTTGCCAGGCATTATGACCTACCCATCGTTCTAATAGAAGCGTCTTTTTCAAGTTCAGATTTAACAAGTCGAACAAGTTGCATTGCCTCTGACTCAGTTGCTTTAGAGAATGTTGCATTAATAATAACTGTTGCCCCACTTCCGCCACCACTGTTTACTGAAGGTGTTGCAACGCCAAGACTTGTAGGTCCACCTTGGAACTTGTACCTATTCTCACCAGTCTTACCTGTCATCCAAGCAGAGTTGTTAACTGCAGACAGAATTGCTTCAGTTGAGGCTCCGCTCTTAAGAGCGTTAACAATTGCTGTGTATCCACGCTCATCGGCTTTTCTACCAGTTAACGTGTTGATAGTTGCAGCGTATCCTTCTTCCCAAGACTTATAGCGTTTGACTCCAACGCTGTTCATTGACTCGTTGTTGCTCATGTCAAGGGTTGTGTTTAGAGGGTTATAGTTTGCGCTGTTCTTCCAGTGACCGCCTTCATGACGTGCCCATGTAGTAAGTGCAGCAATAGAACTTTCTGTGACAGGTGCACCCATTTTTTGTAGTAGGGTTGTTGCCCACTCTTTTTCACTACCTGTTGCAAGCACGGTCTTTGCAGTACCACCAGAACTTGCTGACCCCACAGAGCCAGAACCGCCAACCATTACACCTGATTTAAGAAGAGCGTTGGTTGTTCCAGACCCAAATAACTTAGATAGTTGTACTTCAGAACTCTTTAGCCCCTCTGTGTCTAGTTGCAGTGCTGCTCCTCCAACCACACCAGAACCAATGGTTGAGTTACCTACAAGTTCTTTAGGGTTAACTGGGTTGTTCTTTCCACGGCGAACTTCAAAGTGCAAGTGAGGTCCATCAACGTTTCCTGTATCACCAGACTTAGCAATTGTTTGTCCCTTTTTAACAGTCTGACCAACAGAGACTAAAATTTCTGATAGGTGACCGTACAAAGTTTGATAGCCATTTCCATGGTCTAGTTGAACAGTCTTTCCGTATTCCTGGCTAGGGTTGTCGTTGTAGACAACACCGTCCATCGCTGCAACAACAGGAGTGCCGACAGGAGTTGGGTAGTCATCACCGCTGTGAGAGCCCTTCCACATCTTTCCTTTAGCACCGTAAGGAGTTCCTACAACACCGCCCATAATTGGAGAAATTGCGTTAGAACCAGAGGCATTATTAGCACCAAAAGAACCGCCCATTGGAGTGGTGTTTGCTCCACCTTTACCGTAAGGATTTGCAACCGCACCTGCAGTACCTGCTGCAACACCACCAA